AAGCGGCAGACCGTCCGCGGGGGCTGCTGTGCCACCTCGACGAGATGAACTCATGGGTGCGCAAGCTGACCGACAAGACCAGCGGCGAGGATCGGTCAGCGTGGGTTGTCAGCTACGAGTCAGAACACTACGAGATGGACCGGGTGGGCGCTGGCTCGATCTACTGCGAGAACTTGGCCGTCAGCATCTACGGCAACATCCAGCCGCAGGTGTTCCGGCAGAATCTGGCCTCCCTCGCAGCGGACGGCCTGCTCCAGCGATTCATCCCCGCCGTGCTGCGCGGGAGCAAGACCAAGCTGGGCCACCCGATCCCCGAGTACATGACCAGTGCGGCAGCATGGGAGAACACCCTGCGCCTGACCTACGCGCTGCCACCCCAGACCTACCAGTTATCCACAGAAGCATTCACAGCTTTCCGCGAGTTCCAATCGTGGTATGAGCAGGCCAAACAGGACGAGCGGGTGCTGGACTCGGGCACAGAGTACATGACGGCGTTCGGCAAGCTGGAGGGTCTTGCTGGCCGTCTGATTCTGCTGTTCCACATCATCGAGTCGCCGTTCTCCCCGCAGGTGAGCGTCGATGTTGTCCACAGGGTCGTCTCCTTGATCCGTGGCTACGTGATCCCGGCTTACCGGTACGCGCTGGGTGAGGTGGGCGGTGCGATCACGAACGACTTCGACCAGTGGGTGATTGATCATGTGATCCAGATCAGCGGGGATACGCAGATGGTGGACCTGCGCACCCTCAAGAAGTCAGCGCGGCGTCCGCTGGAGGGCAAGACCGACTGGCAGAAGGATCAGGCGGTCATGGACGCCATGCTGGTGCTCGAACAAGCGGGCTGGGTGGTGCAGGTGGAGAGCGAACTGCACAAGAAGAAGGTCGTGTGGGCCATCAACCCGAGTCTGCCTGCCATGTTCAAGGGGTACCGTGAGAAGGTGATCAAGGCCAAGCAGCGCCACGCCGACTACATTTACCGCTACGCCATCGAGAAGGGGTACGAGCGTAAGCTGGTCAAGGGATATGACCCCAGCATGGACGAGGAATGAAGAAGGCCCGGGGTTACCGGGCCTTTTGTTTAACGGGTGACTTCGCGGATCGCTTTCTCAATCAGCACTGATAACTCCTGCCACTCCTCTGCCGTGAACAGACTCATGTGGAAGTCACCGATGCGGGCTTCGTTATCGTTCGGCTGCTCGTGCGGGTGCGGCTCAGGCTTCGTCACCGTGGTGATGTGAAGCCCGTCCATCTCGATGGTGATCTCGGTTACCTTTGATTGGAATGTGCTCATGACTCCATTCTCCCAGTGACAATCTCGGCGACGAGTCGTGAGCATTCCCAATGCACCTCCATGTTGGTAATGTTGGCAGCGTACTTACATCGAGTCATATCTTTCTTTCGCACTATCACAATCACTTGTTCATCGGGTTCAGTTTCTTCAAGGGCGCAGGTTAGTGCGGCAACGGCGTCCCACTTGGCATTGATTGGATGGATTTTGCTCTGCTTTTGATTCATGTTGTGATCTCCACTCATCATTTAATCCTTCCTTTTAAATACCCCAGAATGTGTGCCACAACCACGATGGCGAAAAGTGCAGTCCAGTGAATTTCAATCATGTGTTCTTCTCCTTGAGTTTGGCTTCGACATTCTGGGCAAATGAATAGTCCCCTGTAGATTCCCTAAAACAATCATCTATCTCGTCATCCGTTAACACTACCCATTCACGCTTTGGTGGTGCGACAAATAGTGGAATTGAGTTTCCAAAATCTTGGTGGTGCAAGTTCCCGTATGTTTTATCTTTCCACGCCACAGGCTCCTGCTCTGGTAACAGCCCGCCCTTGGCGGGTACTTTTTCCAGTTGCACCTTGTCTGCTGTGCTTTGCCATTGATTCGCCTGCTCTGCCCGCTCAATGGCTTGGCGTAGGGCGACGATGGCCTCAAGTCTTTTCGGCACCGTGCGTTTTGATGTAAACCCCCACTGATCGCCGATAGACTCCAACGCCTCCAGCGCCAGCTTCATTGCTTCGATACTCATGGTTGACTCCTTCAAACGGGATTTTTCGACATGACCGAATCGGCACTTGAACCGGTTGACCTTTTGGAACGGGATTTTTCGACATGACGCGATTCTGAGGGCAAAAGCGAGGCGTGGAGCGCGGGGACCATAGCTTCGACGATGCCGAGGACTTCAAAAAGGCGGAGCACTGCCGCGCCGGGTTGACGCTCCCCCGTGGCCCACTTGCGAAGGGTAAACACGGGCACGCCGAAATAATCAGCGGCGCGGGGTTCGTCAAGGTTCAAACGGTGCAGGGTGTCGCGGACCCGGGCGGCGAAGGTGCCCGGGGCCGGGTTAGGGCGGGCTATACGGGGTTTTTTCTGGGTGGTCATAGGTTAGGGTTCTCCGGGGTCAGAAAAACCCGGCACGGGGCCGGGTTCGGGGGTTGAAGGGGTCAGGGGTTACAGGTCTAGGAACTTTTCAATCGCGGGGAGCAATAGCGCCCCGACAATGGCGATAAGTAGCGCGGTAAACATCAGCGCCCCCGGGCTTGTGTGTACTGGGTACCGTCCCACTTTTCGAGATGGTCAAGGGTTACGGGGCCGTCAGTGCTTCGGCGGGCTTCGGTCAGTGCTTCGGCGGTATCCCGCGCCCCGATCATGATGAAGCCATAGCGGCCCCGGTATCGGTACGAATCCCACGGGGGTGCGGCCATTGGTCGGTTCATTGTGCACCCCCGTTCGCGTCGAGTCCTTCGCCCCGTTCAATGGCGGCGAAAATCACGGATTTGTCGTAGTCCGAAGTCACGGACGGGGCGGGGTAATGGCCCGCAAGTCGCTGGAAACAGTCGTAAAAGAACTGTTTCAAGTGCTCAAGGTCTTGCGCGTCTTGCTGCACTTGGCGCGGGTCGGGCTGGGCGTCCTTCAGGTCTTCAAGTTCCCCGGCCAGTGCATCCCGTTCGGCTTCAAGGTCGGCGATACGGGCGAACAGTTCAGCGGCCATTGTGAACCCTTCAGCGTAGGCGATGCGCTCGGCTTCAGGGGCTTCGAGTTTCAACAGGTCAATCATTTTTCAGTCCTTCACGGTTACGGGTTACAGGGCGGCGAGTTCTTCGATTTTGGCGCGGGCTTCGCGGGTTACGGTGTTCACCATGTCGGCGTAGTAGTCCCCGGCTTTCACGAAGTCGGCGGGGGAGTCGTACAGACACCCGCCCAGATAGTCGGCGGCGAGTTCAACCCCGGCGCGGAAAGCCTGCACCCGGGCGATAAACCACGAATAACGGCCCCGGTTGATGTCTTCGCATAGCTGGGGGATGTCGAAGTATTCAGGGTCGAATGAGTCCCCGGGGTGCATATCTTCGGGTGCAACTGAAAAAACGATGTCGAACCCGTCCACGGTTTCGCGGTTAATTTGTTCCCAATGAGTCATTGTGCACCCCCTCAAATCCAAACATGGTTAAGGGCATAGCCGCCGTCTTTGTCCGGCTGGCCGTTGCGGGTGCCGTGCGCCTTCGGGGTGCCTTTGGGCCAAATCGAATACCCCAGCGAATAGACCAAATCGAAGCCCATATCCATCCCACACCCGTTGCACACAATGCCGCCCTTGTCTGACAAAGTGCGCCCGGTTAATACGCTCGCGGTGTAGTCCAAAGGGATCAACTCGCCTTTGTAAATTGTGTGTAAGCTGATGCGGCGCGACATGCCCGAAGATGAAACACTGCGAAGGGTGCAATAGATTTTCTGGCCGGGTTTAATCTTGCGCTTCGCTTCGGTGAGCACTTGCGCCCGATAAATCTTCTCGCCTTCGGCCCGGGTTAACTGGGTGCATTCTTTGTGGTACTCGGGGTACGAAGTGCGGAACACTTCACCGCCCGGGGCTTGCATGTAGTAATCGGCTTTCTTGCTCATAGCGTCAGTCCTTTACGGTTACGGGTTACAGGGAAAAGAGGAAAACAAGGGAAAGATAGAGCGCAGCGGCGGCGATAAGGCCCCCCAGCACTTGCGCCCATAGGGGCGGGGCTTCTTCAACCTTCACGGGCTGGGGGTGAAGATCGACGTAGGTTAACTTGTGGCGGTTCATTGTTTCGGTTCCTTTCGAGGGGTTACGGTTTACGGGTGTCACGGGTTCATTGTAACCCACTGGGTCACGATGTCAAGGGGTACACCAAAAAAGATTGTAGGTGTTTTCCCTGACCCAGTGGGTAGCGTTTGGGGTGTCTTGGTGTATCTGGTGACAAATGGCCCTTTTGGTTCTAGGGGTGCATTTTGGGAAAACCAGAAAATAAGTGCTTTTTCAAAATCGTATAAAACAAGGGGTCGCGTGCGCGCGAAAAGGGGTTTTTGTCCCCATCACCCCCAAAACCGGGAACTCTGACCCACTGGGTGCCCCTTTCCCCAGTTTTCCCCCGGCTTTTCGATTGAACCCCTAACCCACTGGGTGCGCGGGTTTTGTGCACCCCGAAAAACCAAAAAGGCCCCGGGCACCTTAACCCAGCGGGTTAATGAATCCCCCGATTCTCTGACCCAGCGGGTGCGCGGGTGCCGTGGTGTCGCGCCCGGGTGCCGGTTGCCGTGGTGCCCGGGGGTCGCGGGCGCAAGGGGGAGGGGTAGGTCCAAGGGGGTCGATGGTCCAGCTACGTCGGTATCACAAAACCCGTGAAAATTTTTTTCAAAATCAAAAACCCAATGGGTCCACTTACCCCATTTACTCACCGTTGCACAGACTCAGCAAACCGCTGTACACTCCCACTCACTATGGAACAAGGAAACCCCGTTTCTGTAGGCACGGTTGTCACCGGTGAAACCCCACTCCCAAACTGGCTGTCGTGCCCAGACCCCAAGCCACCGCGTCCCACCAAGGCCGCGAAAGAACTGCTGCACCTCGAATACGAGCAAATCTTCGAGCGGGTAATCGAGGACATTTATCGCGGCAAATCCCTGCAATCGGTGATCGAGGATGACCACAGGCTCATCTCGTATGAGGACTTCCTGCGCTGGGTCAAACGTGACCCCATCCGCCATGAGCGATTCAAGGAGGCGCAGGAGATGCGCACCGAGTTCATCGCCGGGGAGATTCTTGAGATTGCCGATGGCGTGGGTGCGATAGACCCCTCATCGAACGATACGGTCAACCGTGACAAACTGCGCATCGACACGCGCAAGTGGCTCATGAGTGCCCACAACAAGAAGCGGTACGGGGAAACCAAGCAGATCGAGGTGGGTGGGACGATCTCGATCACGGAAGCCTTGGCGCAGGCCCAAGCCCGGGTGATCGAGGCAGAAGTGATTGACGTGACCCCAAGATTGGAGAATGACTGATGGCTGTGATCATTGGCGCAGTTGCCATACTGCTTGTGGGTTACGTAGCTGAAAGGTTCTGGTGATGCAAAAAATGAGATACAGCCCCGAGGAGGAGCAACTGTTGATGTCGCAGTTGTGGAGTCCTGCGATCAAGGACGACCCCGAGGCGTTCGTACTGTTCGCGTTCCCTTGGGGGCAGAAGAACACCCCACTCGAACATTTCAAGGCACCTCGGGCGTGGCAGCGCAGGACGCTGCGGCGCATACGGGACTTCATCCGCGAGAACCGGGGCAAGCTGACCGAGGGTGATCTGATTGACGCGCTCAGGCGGGCGGTGTCGTCCGGTCGTGGTGTGGGCAAGTCGGCACTCGTGTCGTGGCTGATCCTGTGGATGCTGTCCACCCGGATCGGGTCAAGCGTGATCGTGTCGGCCAACAGCGAGAACCAGTTGCGCAAAGTGACATGGGGTGAGTTGACCAAGTGGGTCACAATGGCGATCAACGCCCACTGGTGGGAACCCACGGCTACCTCGCTCAATCCTGCCAACTGGTTGACCGAACTGGTCGAGCGCGACCTGCGTAAAGGTACCCGGTACTGGGGTGCCGAGGGGAAGCTGTGGAGCGAGGAGAACCCAGACGCCTACGCCGGTGTGCACAACATGGACGGCATGATGGTGATCTTTGACGAAGCATCGGGTATCCCGGACAGCATCTGGTCCGTGGCTGCGGGCTTCTTCACCGAGAACATCTTGGACCGGTATTGGTTCGCGTTCTCCAACGGACGGCGCAACACCGGGTATTTCTACGAGGCCGTGGACGGCAACAAGCGCGACTTCTGGGAGTCCGAGAAGATTGACGCCCGCACCGTCGAGGGCACCGACAAGACCATCTACCAGCAGATCATCGAGGAGTACGGCGAGGACTCCGACGAAGCCCGGGTCGAGGTCTATGGGGATTTCCCCAAGTCCGGGCAAGACCAGTTCATCAGCCCCCACATCGTCGATGACGCCATGAAGCGGGATCAGTGGAAAGACATGACCGCACCCGTGATCATCGGGGTAGACCCAGCCCGGGGCGGCATGGACTCTACCGTGATCGCCGTGCGCCGAGGGCGTGACATCGTGGCGATCAAACGGTTCCGTGGCGACGACACCATGACCACAGTCGGGCACGTCATCGACGCCATCGAGGAGTATCGCCCCGCCCTGACCGTAATCGACGAGGGTGGTCTGGGCTACGGCATCCTTGACAGATTGACCGAGCAGAAGTACAAAGTGCGCGGGGTGAATTTCGGCTGGAAAGCCAAGAACCCTGTGATGTGGGGCAACAAACGCGCCGAGATTTGGGGAGCCATGCGTGACTGGCTCAAGACGGCCAGTTTGCCGCAAGACAGGCTACTCAAGGGTGATCTGATCGGCCCGATGAAGAAGCCCAACTCGGCAGGCACCATATTCTTGGAGGGCAAGAAGGAAATGAAAGCCCGTGGACTGGCCTCACCGGACGCCGCTGACGCCATCGCCGTAACTTTTGCTTTCCCTGTTGCACATCGGGAGTACAATGAACGAACGGTCCAGCGGCGCAACGCGCAGAATGGACCCCTTGCAACATCTTGGATGGGGGCGTGATGGCAACGAAGAAAAGTGTCTCTCTGAGCGTCAAGAAGGGCGAAAAGCTGCCCGTCTCCAAGGGTGCTGGCCTGACTGAAAAGGGTCGCGCCAAGTACAACCGCGGGACTGGCTCCAATCTGAAGGCTCCCGCCCCCAACCCAAAGACGAAAGCCGATGCTGGTCGCAAGGCCAGCTTCTGTGCCCGCATGGAAGGGGTTGTCAAAAACGCCAAAGGTCCAGCCGAGCGGGCCAAGGCATCCCTCAAACGATGGAAGTGCTGATCATGGCTACCAAACCCGGTCTTTATGCTGCAATCCACGCCAAGCGCGAGCGCATCAAAGCCGGTTCTGGCGAGAAGATGCGCAAACCCGGCTCACCCGGAGCGCCCACTAACAAGGCGTTCAAAGAATCGGCTAAAACGGCCAAAAAACCCGCAAGGAGCAAGTGATGCCACTCGTGAAATCCACCTCGAAAAACGCATTTCGCAAGAACGTCAAGGCTGAAGTCAAGTCGGGAAAGCCGGTAAAACAAGCCGTTGCCATCGCGTACAGCGTCAAGCGCGAAGCTGCCAAAAAAGCCCCAACAAAGTCCAAAAAATGAGACTACAAGCCACCCAAGACTGCCTGATTGTGCGTCCTGACATGGAGAAGCATGACCTTTTCATCTTGCTGCGACAAAAGCAAACTGGTACCGGCACCGTCGTCTCCGCTGGCCCGGATGCCGTAGATGTAAAAGTAGGCGACCGGGTACTGTTTGGAGATTCCATTGGTCAAGACTTACAATGGGAAGGCGAAGACCTCCTCGTCATGCGAGAGGCGCATACCCTTGGAGTATTTGACGCATGAAAGACACAACCGGAATCGTGGCCGCAGCGAATGTGGCAAAGAACGGCCCGTACCCGTCAAAAGGCGGTTCCGAGGACATCCTGACCGTCGCCCGTTCACGCATGACGATGGCGATCTCGGCGTTTTCCGAGACACGCGAGAGTGAACTTGATGACCTGCGGTTCTATGCAGGCTCCCCCGACAACCAGTGGCAGTGGCCCGCTGACGTGCTCCAGACCCGTGGTGCGGTGCAGGGTCAGACCATCAACGCCCGCCCCTGCCTGACCATCAACAAGCTGCCCCAGCACGTCAAGCAGATTACCAACGAGCAACGCATGAACCGCCCGGGCATCAAGGTGATCCCGGCTGACGACAAAAGCGATGTTGAGGTGGCCGAGGTCTACAACGGGGTGATTCGTCACATCGAGTACATCTCGGACGCCGACGTGGCCTATGACACAGCCTGCGAGAACCAAGTCTCCTACGGCGAGGGCTACATTCGCCTGCTGACCGAATACTGCGACGAAAACACCTTCGATCAGGACATCAAGATCGCCCGTATTCGCAACAGTTTCTCGGTCTACATGGACCCCCTGATTCAAGACCCAACCGGCTCTGACGCCCGTTGGTGTTTTATCACGGAAGACCTGACCAAAGCCGAATACGAGCGCCTGTATCCTAACGCCGCTCCCATCAACACCCTGATGTCGTTGGGTGTGGGCGACCAGTCAATCAGCCAGTGGATCAGCGAGAACACGGTTCGCATCGCCGAATACTTCTACATCGAGTACGAGAAAGCCACGCTGAACCTGTACCCCGGCAACGTGACCGCTTTTGACGGTACCCCCGAGGACAAGTCGCTGCGGATGATGTTCGGCAAGCCACTTCGTTCGCGCCCGTCTGACCGCAAGAAGGTCAAGTGGTGCAAGATCAACGGCTACGAAATCCTTGAAGAACGCGATTGGGCTGGCTCTCACATCCCCGTGGTGCGCGTGGTCGGCAACGAGTTTGAGGTCGATGGTCGGGTCTACGTCAGCGGTCTGGTGCGCAACGCCAAAGACGCCCAGCGCATGTACAACTACTGGGTGTCGCAGGAAGCTGAGATGCTGGCGCTGGCACCCAAAGCACCGTTCATTGGTTACGGTGGTCAGTTCGAGGGTTACGAGCAGCAGTGGAAGACTGCCAACACCCAGAACTGGCCGTATCTGGAGGTCAATCCAGACGTTACAGACGGTCAAGGTGCTGTCTTGCCGCTACCCCAGCGAGCACAGCCTCCGATGGCCTCCAGCGGCCTGCTGCAAGCCAAGGCGGGTGCTTCTGAGGACATCAAGTCGGCCACCGGCCAGTACAACGCCTCGCTGGGCATGACCAGCAATGAGCGTTCTGGTAAAGCAATCCTTGCGCGTCAGCGTGAAGGCGACGTAGGAACCTATCACTATGTGGATAATCTGGCCCGCGCTATTCGCCATGTTGGTCGTCAACTGGTGGATTTGATCCCCAAGATTTACGACACCGAGCGGATTGCCCGCATCATCGGTGAAGACGGTGAACCATCCACCGTCAAGATGAACCCGATGCAAGAAGAACCGGTCAAGAAGATCGTGAATCAAGAAGGCGTCGTCATCGACAAAATTTACAACCCGTCTGTCGGCAAGTACGATGTGCGCGTCATTACCGGCCCCGGCTACGCCACCAAGCGTCAGGAGGCTCTGGAGTCGATGGCCCAACTGTTGCAGGGCAACCCGCAACTCTGGCAAGTGGCAGGTGACCTGTTTGTCAAGAACATGGACTGGCCCGGTGCTCAAGACCTTGCTAAGCGATTCCAGAAAACTCTGGACCCGAAAGTGTTGGCCGATGAGGACAACCCAGCTCTGGTTGCTGCCAACCAGCAAATCGAAGCTATGCAAGCCGAGATGCAAAACATGTTCCAGATGTTGCAAAACGTCAATCAAAGCATGGAAGCCCGCGATCTCAACATTAAGGAATTTGAAGCCGAGGTCAAGGCGTATCAGGCCGAGACACAGCGTATCAGCGCCGTGCAGGCCAGCATGACCCCCGAGCAGATTCAGGACATCGTGATGGGAACGATTGCAGCCGCTGTAGACACCGGCGATCTGGTTGCCGGTGCGCCTGAGATGCGTGAACCACCAGAAATGGGTGAGATGCCCGAGCAAGGAGAGATGAATGAAATGCGCTGATTTCGTGGGCACGTTGTTCTTGGCACGGGATGTCGCGCATTCTGTGCATCTGAACACCCGCAGCTTTTCCAAGCACTCTGCCCTGAATGAGTTTTACGACGAGGTGATCGAGTTGGCCGACAAGTTCGCTGAAGCCTATCAGGGCCGTCATGGTTTGATTGGCCCTATCAGTCTCATGTCGGCCAAAAAGACAACCAACATTGTTGAGTTCCTTGAGGACTCGCTGGCCGACATCGAGAAGATGCGATACGAAGTCTGCGAAAAGACTGACACCGCGCTCCAGAACATCATCGACGAAATCGTTGGCCTGTATCTGAGCACCCTCTACAAACTCAAGTTCCTCGCATAAGGAGAAACCCTAATGTCCTCAAATTACGCCCAAATCAGCGCCACCGCTCAGATCAAGCCGATGGCGGCAAAGCTGAAAGGTATTTTTGTGAGTGCCGCAACTGCGGGCACCATTACGGTCTACGACTCGGCCAGAGCCAGCACGTCGGACGCCAAAGTAATCGACACGTTTGCCGCTGTTGCCGGAAGCAACTACAACTTCTTTGATGGTATGTACACCAACAAGGGTCTGTATGTTGTGATTTCCGGCACGGTATCATGCACCATTGCATATGAATAACAATTCGTGTGTAATACAAACTGTACCGGCCCAGTAGACCGGGGTTCCACTGGAACATGCGATGACTGATGAAGTCCAAAACCTAGCGGAAGTTGACTCCGCGCAAGCCCCCGCAGTGACGGCCACTACGGATCAGGCACAAAACGCGCCGGAAGTCGCAGGTCAAGGCGGCGAGACAGCAGAGGAGAAGCGATTCACTCAAGCTGAACTCGATGCAATGATCGGCAAACGCCTCGCAAGAGAGCAACGTAAGTGGGAACGTGAGCAGCAAGCAAAGCTGGCCGAAAGGCAAGCTGCGCAGTCGGTGCCAGCGGAACTCCCGCCAGCAGACCAGTTTGAGTCCACCGAAGCCTATGCGGAAGCACTGGCGATGCGGAAGGCCGAAGAACTGATCGCGCAGCGAGAACTCCAAAAGCAACGCGCTCAGGTTGAAGACGCCTACGCAGAACGTGAAGAAGAAGCCCGTGGTAAGTATGACGACTTCGAGCAAGTCGCCTACAACCCTCAGCTTCGAGTCACCGATGTAATGGCTGAAACAATCAAAGCATCCGACATTGGACCTGATCTGGCCTATTGGCTGGGCAGCAATCCTAAAGAAGCTGATCGCATCTCGCGTCTGTCGCCGCTTTTGCAAGCGCGTGAGATTGGGAAGATCGAGGCCAAACTGGCATCCGAGCCTCCCCAGAAGAAAACAACGTCTGCGCCAGCACCGATAAGTCCGGTAAGTGCCCGCGCTGTGAACCCCGGTGTCACTGACACCACTGATCCTCGGTCTGTACAGACCATGAGCGCGTCAGAGTGGATTGCAGCCGAGCGTCAACGACAGATCGCCAAGGCACAGGCACTCCGCAACCGTTAAATAGGACATTTCAATCATGGCAAACAGCCTTCTTACCATTGACATGATCACGCGCAAATCTCTGGAAATTCTGGAGAACAACCTCGTGATCACCCGCAACGTGAACCGCCAGTACGACGACAGTTTCGCTGTTGAAGGTGCAAAGATTGGTTCTACTCTGCGTATTCGCCTGCCTGACCGCGCTCTGGTGACTGACGGTGCCGCCCTGCAAGCTCAGGACGACAACGAACAGTACACCACCCTGACTGTGGCATCGCAGAAGCACGTTGGCATCAACTTCACCTCTGCCGAACTGACCATGCAGTTGGACGACTTCGCAGAGCGTGTTCTGAAGCCTCGTATCAGCCAGTTGGCCTCCACCGTGGACGCTGACGTTGCCAACGCATTCAAGCAAATCGGCAACTCCGTCGGTACCCCCGGCACCACCCCCGCTACCGCTTTGGTGATGCTGCAAGCCCAGCAGAAGCTGAACGAAAACGCGGCCACCATGTCGCCGCGCTACCTGACCGTGAACCCCGCCGCCAACGCTGCGCTGGTCAACGGCCTGTCCGGCTTCTTCAACCCCCAAGACGTGATCTCCCGCCAGTTCAAGAACGGCATGATGGGTGAGCAGGTTCTGGGCTACGATGAAGTCAACATGAGCCAGTCGATCAAGTCGTTCACCACCGGCTCGCGCACTGCCACTGGTGGCACGACCTCGGCTGCTGTGTCCAGCGAAGGTGCTACTTCCATCGCCATCACTGGCGCTGGTGCCAACGCTACGGTCAAAACTGGTGACGTGTTCACTGTTGCTGACTGCTACGCTGTCAACCCGCAGACCCGTGAATCCACTGGTTCGCTGTTCCAGTTCGTCGCAACTGCCGACGTGACCCTGAACGGCTCTGGTGCCGGTACCATCACCGTTGCTCCGATTTACTCGTCCAGCAACGCTTTGGCTACCGTGGACAGCCTCCCCGGTAACAGCAAAGCTGTGGTGTTCGTTGGCGCTGCTTCGACCAGCTACGCTCAGAACATTGCATACCACCGTGACGCTATCGCGTTCGCCACTGCCGACTTGCTCCTGCCGCAAGGTGTGGACATGGCAAGCCGTGCCGTTCACAACGGCATCAGCCTGCGTGTGGTTCGCCAGTACGACATCAACAACGACCGTATGCCGTGCCGTGTTGACGTTCTGTACGGCTACAACACAATCCGTCCGCAGATGGGCTGCCGCGTGTGGGGCTAATCTGAACCGAGGGGCTTCGGCCCCTCATTTCTGAACATCATTTTCAAAGGAAATCATCATGGCTCTCCCTAACGGCGCAGGCGGTTATCAAGTCGGTGACGGCAATCGCAATGAACTTCGTATTGGCTACGCCAACGCACCTCAAACCGCAACTTCAACGGCTACTCTGACTGCTGCCCAGATCACTGGTGGCATCTTGTATGCCAATCCCTCCACCTCTGCTGCAACATACACGTTGCCTTCTGCCACGGACATTGACAATGCCGTGTCGAGTGCGACTGTTGGTAGCACCTTCGATCTGAGCATCGTGAACGTTGGCACCTCCTCTGGCACGGTTACTCTGTCGATGGGTACCGGTGTCACCGATGGTGGCAATGCCGCTGTGGCAGTCGCCATCACTTCTAGCGCAGCTTTCCGGTTCCGCAAGACTGGTGATGGTGCTTGGTCTGTGTACAAGATTGCCTAAATCTTGAACAAATAGTAAAACGGGGCTTCGGCCCCGTTTTCACATGGAGATTCACATGAACATCACCCTCGTACACCCTATTCACGGTGCCAAAGTTGCCATCAATGAACTTGAGATGGAACAGGATGTCAAAAACGGTTGGACCGAGTACAATCCTGACACGCCCGTCGAGGTGGCACCGAAAGCAGACAAGCCTGTGCGCAACAAGTTGTCTCGCAAAGTGACCGAACAACCCATCGAACAGCCCAACGAAGTCCCATCTTTTCTGACTTCGGCAAGCGACGAATCCGAAGGAAGCTGACATGGCTACGTACACCGCAGGCGATCAAATTAACCGGGCGTTACGCCTAATTGGTGTACTGGCTGAGAGTGAAACTCCGTCAGCCGCAACCAGCCAAGACGCCCTTGTGGCGATGAACCAGATGATCGACTCGTGGAACACCGAGCGGCTGTCGGTCTTTGCTACCCAAGACCAAGTTTTCAGTTGGCCCGCAGGCGAGATTCGCCGCACCCTTGGTCCCACTGGCGACTTTGTGGGTAATCGCCCTGTTCTCATGGATGATGCCACCTACTACCGCGCCCCTAGCGGCGTGTCGTATGGCATCAAGTTCATCAATCAAGACCAGTACAACGGCATCGCGGTCAAGACCGCCACGTCCACTTTCCCACAGGTCATCTTTGTCAACGAGACATTCCCCGATGTCGAGATGTTCATCTACCCCAAGCCCACGCAGGTCTTGGAGTGGCACTTCATCTCCATTCAAGAACTGACGCAGCCTGCTGCCTTGACCACGGAACTGCATTTTCCACCGGGTTACATGCGGGCCTTCACGTACAACTTGGCGATGGAAATCGCCCCTGAGTTTGGTGTTGAACCTTCGCCACAAGTTCAGCGTATTGCCATGACCAGCAAGCGCAACTTAAAGCGGATCAACAACCCGAACGACATCATGAGTCTGCCCTACGGCATCGTGGCGAACAAGCAGCGGTTCAACATCTACGCAGGAAACTTCTGATGAAAACCCCGATTCTTGGCAGCAGCTATGTAGCTCGCAGTGTCAACGCTGCCGACAATCGCATGGTCAATATGTACCCGGAACTCGTACCCGAGGGTGGAAAAACCGCAGCGTTTTTGTCGCGTTGCCCGGGTCTGAAACGACTGGTTGCTGCTGGCAACGGGCCGATTCGTGGGCTGTGGGTGCTCAAGGAGTACCTGTACGCCGTCTCTGGCGACACGCTCTATCGACTCAACGTCATTGGCAACACGACCCGCTGGCGCGTCAAACCGTTGGGCACCGTGACTGGTAGCGGACCGGTATCTATGTCGGACAACGGCACTCAGATTTTCATTGCCTGCAACCCTGACGGGTTCATTTACAACGCCGACACCGAGGTGTTTGCTCAAATCACTGACCCGGACTTTCCCGGCGCTGTGACGGTAGGCTTTCTGGATGGTTACTTTGTATTCAACGAGCCGAACAGCGGTCGAGTGTGGGTCACCCAGTTGCTCGACGGTCTGTCGGTTGACCCGCTTGACTTTGCCACCGCCGAAGGCAACCCGGACGGGCTGGTGTCATTGATCGTGGATCACCGCGAAGCGTGGCTTTTTGGCACCAACTCTATCGAGGTTTGGTACAACGCTGGACTGCCTGATTTTCCGCTGCAACGCATCCAAGGCGCGTTCAATGAAATCGGCTGCGCTGCCCCTTATTCGGTCGCCAAGTTGGACAACGGCATCTTCTGGCTGGGATCGGACGCTCGGGGTCGGGGCATCGTGTACCGAGCCAATGGTTACACCGGTCAGCGCATCTCGACTCATGCTGTCGAGTGGCAGATTCAGCAATACGGCAACTTGTCCGATGCGATTGGCTATACGTACCAACAGGATGGCCACGCATTTTATGTGTTGATTTTCCCGAGTGCACAGACCACTTGGGTCTACGACGTGGCAACGCAATCTTGGCATGAGCGGGCAGGTTGGGAGAACGGCAACTTTGTGCGTCACCGCTCCAACTGCCAAGCTGTCTACGATGACCAGATTGTTGTCGGCGACTTTGAAAACGGCAACATCTATGCGTTTGATTTGAACGAATACTCCGACAACGGCCAGATTCAAAAGTGGCTGCGCTCGTGGAGAGCGTTGCCTCCGAACACCAACAATCTCAAACGAACCGCCCAGCACAGCTTGCAGATCGACTGCGAGGCGGGCATGGGTACCAACACAGGTCAGGGTAGCGATCCGCAGATGATGCTGCGCTGGTCGGATGACGGTGGTCACACTTGGTCCAATGAACACTGGACATCGGTGGGCAAGATTGGCGAATACTACCGTCGTGTGATTTGGAGACGTTTGGGTATGACGCTCAAACTGCGCGACCGGGTGTATGAGATTTCGGGTACTGATCCGGTCAAACTCGCTATCATGGACGCCGAACTGATTGTGTCGCCGACCAATGCCTAACGAACCAAACATCACCAATATACCGTCCAATCGTGTCGAGATCATTGATCCGCGCACGGGGATGGTGTCACGCGAGTGGTATCGGTTTTTCCTGAATCTGTTCAACCTTGCTGGTAGTGGCGGTAACCAAACATCACTGGACGACTTGCAAATTGGTCCCCCGCCACAGCCGGACACCGGTAGTGGTGGAAGCGGTGGGTCTGGTACGGTCACGTCTGTTGACGTGTCCGGCGGCACAACTGGCCTCACGACCACAGGTGGTCCGATCACCACCAGTGGCACGATCAGTTTGGGTGGTACGCTGAATGTAGCCAACGGGGGTACAGGCTCGACCACGGCAGCAGGTGCGCCGTTTGCTCTCAAGGGCGCAAACTCTGACATCACAAGCATGACCGGTATAACAGGCGGCATCTCGTCGCCTGACTTTGTGCAGTTCGACACCACCTATGCTACCCCTCTCACCGCAGGTCAACTAGGCTGGGACGGCAACAACACACTCGGGCTGGGCATGGCAGGCGGCAACGTCACCCAGCACATTGGTGAAGACCAATTCTTCTACTGCAAAGCAACCTCAGCTATCGCCAAAGGTGAAGTGGTCATGTTCACGGGCGCTGTGGGTGCCAGCGGAGTGCCAACAGGTGCACCCGCCACGGGCGTCACGGATGGCACCTACATCATGGGTATCGCTGCCGAAGCACTGGCGCTGAATGATTTCGGCTTGGTGCAGACATTCGGTACGCTACGCAATGTCAACACTTCCGCATACGCCGATGGGGACATTCTCTGGTATGACCCGGCTGTCACAGGTGGTCTGACAAACGTCAAACCCTCTGCGCCGAATGTCAAGGTGCAGATGGCTGCGGTTGTAAAAGGAGGCTCGGCTGGGGGCGGTACGATTCTGCTTCGCATCAACCCCGGTTCAACACTGGGCGGCACTGACTCTAATGCTCAAATTAGCACCCCGAGTAACGGTCAAATACTTACTTACGACGGTACCGCAACGTATTGGAAAAACACTGCACTATCCGCAGGTACCGGTATTTCGATCAACACTGCTTCCGATGGTGCTTTGACGATTGTCAACACCAGTCCTTCGTCGGGTGGTACGGTCACTTCGGTGGCAATGACGGTTCCGACCGGTTTGTCAATCAGTGGATCGCCAATCACTACATCGGGTACGCTGGCGCTGTCCTACACGGCAGGCTACTCGATTCCGACAGACGCAAGTCAAGCCAACTGGAACACTGCGTTTTCGGAGCGTTTGCAGTGGGATGGTGGGGCGACAAATCTTGTTGCGGCAACTGGTCGCACCTCGCTGGGCGGCACCACGGTCGGCCAGAACATGTTCACGCTGACTAACCCTAGCGCGGTCACGTTCCCCCGATTTAACGCCGACAATACCATCTCTGCGCTGACAGCATCAGCGTTTCGCACGGCTATTGGTGCCGGTACGGGCGATGGCACGGTAACCAGCGTCACGGGCACGTCGCCAGTGGTTTCCTCGGGCGGCACAACGCCTGCGATCAGCTTGGCTTCGGGCTACGGCGACACCCAGAACCCCTACGCCAGCAAAACAGCAAACTGGTTCTTGGCTGCACCCAACGGATCAGCAGGTGTGCCCACATTCCGGGCGATTGTGGCTGCGGACATCCCAACCCTGAACCAAAACACGACCGGCACTGCCGCCAACGTGACTGGGGTGGTGGCGATTGCCAACGGCGGCACGGGTCAGACGACTCAAACCGCTGCGTTTGACGCACTGGCCCCGACGACGACAAAAGGCGATTTGATTGTTGACAACGGCACAAACAATGTCCGATTGGCCGTAGGTACTGACACCTATGTGCTAACAGCCGACTCGACTGCCGCTACTGGGGTCAAGTGGGCGGCGGCTGCGGGCGGTGGTAGTAACATTACCTCGCAAGGACTGTGGGAAAATAGCGCCACGATCTCGGCCAACTATTCGATCACGTCGGGCAACAATGCGATGTCTGCGGGTCGAATTACTGTGGCTTCTGGTGTCACGGTCACTGTGCCGTCCGGCTCGTCGTGGGCCATCGTTTAAGGAAATGATATGACCGTCACAGCACGAAATCTGGTACCTGCCAAGCTGGTCGAAGACACTCAGACCACGCAGTACATCGTCCCGACGAATGCTTCGGCCACCATCATCGACAAGTTCACCGCGACAAATATCAGTGGCAGCACGGCCACCATCAGTGTCAATTTGGTCACAGGATCGGACACACCGGGCAACAACAACTTGATCACCAAGACCAAGAGTTTGGCGGCTTCCGAGGTGTACACGTTCCCCGAGTTGGTCGGACAAATCATGCCCACCGCATCATTCATTTCAACTATTGCTAGTGCTGCCAGCGCCATCAACATGCGCGTCAGCGGGCGGGAGATCACCTGATGCAAGTGACTTACGGTAAAGGGTTTGATGTTGCACCGCCGCAAATGATGCGGCAAAAGGTGGAAACATTGCAGCAAGAATTGTCCAAGCTGCCACAATACGAACCCCAGACCAAACACTACTTTCATGGCGGGATGTACTGCCGCGAGGTGTTTCGTCACGCCGGGGTGCTGGTTGTCGGTGCTGTTCACAAAAAAGAACACTTCTACCTCATCGTGTCTGGAACCGTGGCAATCACGGACGGCGAGGGGAATGTGCAAGAGGTCACCGGGCCTCACTTGTTTCAAAGTAAACCCGGGACAAAGCGAGCGGTGTACGCAGTAACTGACGCGCTTTGCATGACATTCCACGCCATCGAGGCAAAATCTGTCGAGGAAGCCGAAGCCGAACTGGTTGAGGTGGAACCCGATTCGATGTACAGTCTCGGTAATCAGGTCAAACACAAAGAAATCGAGGTGCAGCCATGACTTTTTGGGTTGCTGGTGCCGTTGTAGGCAGTTCTCTTATTGGGGCAAGTGCCTCCAGAAGCGCGGCCAGTACGCAAGCTGAGGCTGCTGATCGCTCTGCCGAAGCGCAAGAGCGCATGTTTGAGCGCCAAGTGCAGCTTTCTGAACCGTGGCGTCAAGCTGGCGAGGTTGCCCTCAACAAGCTGGTGCCTCTGGCGACAGAGTACACCCCATTCGGGATGCAGCAGTTCCAAGCTGACCCGGGTTATGGTTTCCGCATGTCTGAAGGCATGAAGGCGCTGGAGCGATCCGCTGCGGCCCGTGGTGGTCTGTTATCTGGCGGGATGCTCAAAGGTGTTCAGCGATTCGGGCAAGACCTAGCGTCGCAAGAGTATTCCAACGCATTCAACCGGTATCAAACTGAGCGGGCGGCGCGGTTGCAACCTTTGCAATCTCTGGCGGGTGTAGGTCAAACGACTGCCCAACAGATCGGTCAAGCTGGTATGCAGACCGCTCAAAACATAGGGGAAACCCTTACAAGCGGCGCTGCTGCTCGTGCTTCTGGGTATGTGGGCGGTGCCAACGCACTGACTCAAGGATTGGGCACCTACCTGAACTACTCACAGGGTCAGAACATGCTGAACGCGCTTCGATCCCCTGCGGCAGTGCCTGCGACGACATACCCATCGTATCAAGTGCCGTACACGGCCAATATCGGGTAAGGAGCACACATGGCTGTCAATCCCGCAATTGCAATGGGAGTTCGAGGGATCGAACTTGCAGACCCACTGGCTCAGTACGGTAAAGTTGCCGCAATCCAAGGTGCGCAGCAGCAGAACGCACTGGCTCAGTTGCAGATGCAACAGGCTCAGCGTGAGCAAGAAGCCACCAACGCATTGAACCGTGCATATGCTGAGGCATATAGTCCGCAAACTGGCGAGGTGGACATCAACCGCCTACGCAGTTCGCTGGCAACCGGTGGCTACGGGTCCAAGTTGCCCGACATCGAGAAGAAACTCGGTGAAGTCAAAACCCAGCGTTTGGCGCAGCAGAAGACCGAAGGTGAAGTGCTGGACGCCGCGCTCAAGCGTCAACGACAGTTTTTGGAAACCATTGACATAAACGACCCGAACGCTCCTGCAAAATTTATTGCTTGGCATGAAGCAAATCATCGTGACCCAATCATCGGTCCAGTGCTTGCTGCTAGGGGTGTAACAGCAGACCAAGCGCGTGACCGAATCGCAAATGCTCTAATGCAAGGCCCAGAAGCATTTCAACGACTCATTCTTGAATCGAAACTGGGTACTGACAGGTTCATCGAGATGAACAAGCCGCAACTGTCCACCACGGACATTGGTGGTCAGGTCGTATCGCGCACCTTTGAACCATTGACCGGCAAACTGACAACCGTTGGCACTCAGCAGAAAACAATGGCTCCGGGTGAAGTTGAACGACTGGATGTCAGTAAACAGCAACTTGCTCTTGATGAGAAACGAATCAAAAACGAGGGTCTGCGCATCGGATTGGAAGGTCGCCGTGTTGCCGTGCTGGAAGAAAACGCACGTCGGGATGCCGATCCTGCGTTCCAGCAGCGCATGGCTGGCGCAAAGGCTGTGGGTGAAGCAATCGCCAAAGGCGATGTCACGGCACAGCAAGCGTTGCCCAAGGTCATCAGTCGCGCCGAAGAAGGCATTCGTCTGATTGACGAGTTGATTGGTAAGCGTGACTCCAAAACCGGTCAACTACTCAAGGGTGAAAAGCCTCACCCCGGCTTCCAAAATGCCGTGGGTGCCACTTGGCTCCCGGGTGCTCGGTTCATTCCCGGCACCGACGCTGCGGGCTTCATGTCCCGCTTCGACCAGATCAAGGGTGCTTCGTTCCTTGAAGCCTTCGAGGCGCTCAAGGGTGGCGGTGCCATCACGGAAAAAGAAGGTCAAAAGGGTACCGACGCCATCAACCGGATGTCTATCTCGACTGACGAGAAAGAGTTCATCCGCGCCGCGATGGACTTGCAAGACGTGATTCGCAAGGGTGTCGAGAACGCTCAGAAACGCGCCGCCCGTCCCGGTGGTGTTCCGGGTGCTGCTCCCGCTGGCGGCGTTGACATGAACAATCCGCTGCTCAAGAAGTAAGGAAGTCACATGGCAAATCTGGCTTCGATCCTTACCGACCCGAACTATGTCAACGCCAATGAGGCAACCAAGCGGGCCATCTTTGACAAGTTCTCCGCACAAGACCCCAACTTCACCAATGCAAACCCTGCCACGCAGGAAGCCATTCGGGTGAAGTTCGGCGTCCCCGCAATCGCAGCACCTCAACTGCCTGAATCCCTGCGCCCGCGCACCGCCGCACCCGAAGGCATCCCCGGTGCTCGTCAAGAGCCGAATTGGTGGCAAACAGTGCGCCCATATGTCGCCCCCACAGTCGAGGCGCTGGGTGCTGCCGGTGGTGGTATTGTTGGCGGCACTGCGGGCACTGTGCTCGGCCCTGTGGGAACTGCAACCGGTGGCGTCGCTGGCGCAGGATTAGGTTACGGTATTGCTAAAGAAGCCCTTGAACTGGCTGACGTTTATTTTGGCGGCAAGGCTCCGCGCCAAGGTGCTGCACAGGTCGTTGAGCCTGTGCGCAACATCCTCGAAGGTGCCACGTTTGAAGCCGGTGGTCGAGTCGCTGGCCCGTTCATTCAGCAAGGACTGGGTAAACTGGCCGATCTGCGTCAAATCCCCAAAAACAAAGCTGCGGATATTGCCCGCAATGCTCTTGGTCCTGATCTACCCGAGGCGCTTAATATGCTTCGCGCCAACCAAGGTCAAGGTGTAAGCGCCGCGCAAGCTACTGCGGACATCAACAGCCCCACATGGCAGGCTTTGATCGACCGAGCCACCAAGCGCGATCCCCGTTTCTTGGCGGCGCTGGAGAAGTCTCAAGGTGAAGTGTCTCTGAACGCCCTGTCCAAGCTGGCCGGTGGCACCACTGCTGCCGACGTTCGCGCAACCACGGAAGCTGCAAAAGGAGCCGCCCGCACCGTCACCACCCCGATGCGCGAGGCTGCTCTTGACCGTGCCAACCTCGGCAAAGAAGTCGCCCGTCTGGAGGGTCTGTCTGCCGAACTCGGTGAGCAAGCTGCTGCCAAGGTGCAAGAGGTTCGCCGTTTGATGGAACTGGGTGATCTGGCGACCGCCAACGCCCGGTTGAGCCTGATCAAAAAGAATCTACCAGTCGGTTTGACCAAGTACACCTACGGCGGGGAACTGGCTGAAAAGGCGTTCAACGAGTGGTCCAACGCCGCTGCGCAAGCCTCACTCGATCTGGGTCAAGGTGCTCGGTTTGCCGAACAGGCTGCTGGCGCTCTGCGCTCGGTGGGCATCAAACCCCTCGAAGGTGAGCCGCTGGTGCGCAGCCTCAAGGCTGTGGCAAACAACCCCGAGTTTGCTGGTAACGACGTGCTGCTGGGTGCTTTGCGCAACGTGTCGGACGATATTGCCAAGTGGACCAGCAGTGGCGGCATCATCGACGCCCGCGCTCTTGACGCCATCCGTAAGAACTCGGTCAATGCTGCGATCCAGCAGCTTCGCCCCGGCATGGACGCCACCAGCCAACGCAACCTCGCCGCTGGCGTTTTGAGCCGTGTGAAGCCCGTGATCGACGATGCTATTGAGGCAGCGGGTGGTGCGGGCTACCGCGAGTATCTCAAGGAACACGCCAAACTGTCTCAGCAGATTGCCGAGAAGCAGTTGACCGGTGAGGCGCTGAAGCTGTGGAAAACCGACAAGAATGCGTTTGTGCGACTCGTGCAGAACGAATCCCCCGAAGCCGTGGAGAAGATTCTCGGTCCGGGTAAGTACAACATCGCAGTCGAGTTGGCTGAAGATACGCTAGGTACCTTGCAGTCCGAGGCGACCAAGGTTATCCGCAACGCCAACATCAAGTCCCAAGTCGAGGGTGGTCAAACGGCTCTAAAGGAACTGCTGCTCCAGAACATGAGCAAGTTCCGTCTACCGTCGTACCTGAGCGCCGTGGCTGCAACGACCAACAAGGCGCTGAACATCTTGGAAAACAAGATCGGTCAGAAGACAATGGCGACGTTGACCGAGGCACTTAAAACCCCCGAGGGTGCCGCGAATCTGTTGGAGTCGCTGCCTGCCGCCGAGCGCAGCAAGGTGCTTCAACTGATCGGTGACCCGTCGAAATGGACTGCGCCAGCCCGCGCCACGGTAACCGGTGGTACTGCTGCTGGTGTGAATATGTTGGCCCCCGAGCGCAATGTTGAAAATGACTTTGTGCGCTGACCACAATTAGTTAGAATCCCACAAGGACTAAGACATGGCATCACTATCCCCAACCCCCAAACTCCAGTTCTTCGGGACCGATGGGTTGCCTCTTGTCGGTGGAAAACTGTACACCTACGCAGCGGGCACCACGACCCCGATTGCCACGTACACGGACAACACTCAAGCCACCCTGAACACCAACCCGGTGATTCTGGACTCGGCGGGTCAGGCTAACGTGTGGCTGACTGACACAACCACCTACAAATACGTTCTGACCGACGCCAACGATGTGACGCTGTTCACCGTTGATTACGTGTCCGTCCCAGTGACCACCAACTCGTTTGCGTCCCCACCCGCTATCGGCAGCGCGGTGCCCAACGAAGGCACCTTCACCAATTTGAACGTGGTGGACCTGTTGACTCTTGAGGGCACAGGTGCTGCGATCATGAACGTGGGCACCACTGGTGAGCGTCCTGCCAGCCCCGAAGCGGGCATGGTTCGGTACAATAGCACCACGACCAAGTTCGAGGGGTACAACGGCGCATGGGGCGCATTGGGTGGTGGTGCAACAGGTGGTGGTGCAGACACGATTTTCTTCGAGAATAGTTTGATCGTGACGCAGAACTACACCATTCCTGCTGACAAGAACGCTGGCACCTTTGGTCCTGTCTCGGTTGCTGACAGCATCACTGTGACCGTGCCAAGTGGCAGCGTCTGGTCAATCGTTTAAGGAGCCGTCATGGGCGTTAAATTAGTTTCGGCAAGCGGCGGATCGGTAGAGATCAATCCGCCAGCCACGGCCAGCAACTTTGTTGCCACGATGCCTGCGGGCGCGGGTACTGTTGCTGTCAATGGTGTCAGCGGCACATTGGTGTCTGGTACTGCTGTTGCCTCCACCTCGGGTACTTCGATTGATTTCACCGGCATCCCCTCGTGGGTCAAGCGAATTACGGTGATGTTCAACGGGGTGAGTACGAACGGGACGAGTTCCCCCATGATTCAAATTGGCACATCTGGGGGGGTTCAAACATCTGGGTATGCATGTACTGCGTCTTCGATTAATGCAGGAACTGCTGGCGTTTCTGCATATACCACAGGGTTTACTGTCAGATCAGGTAATGCCGCAACCGCATTGATTGGTTTTTTAACTCTTTCATTGGTTGATTCAGCTACTGGCACTTGGTCATGTAGTGGAACGCTTGGAGATACGGGCACAACTTCAACATACACACTTGGGGGTATTAGAGTCCTATCCGGCACCCTCGACCGTGTCCGCATCACCACCGTCAACGGCACAGACACCTTTGACGCCGGTTCCATCAACATCTTGTACGAGTAAACACCATGCCAACAAAAATTGATGGAAACAACGGTGTATTGCAGTCGTATGACTTTCAAGTCCTGACGACTGGCTTCTCGTACACCTTCGCAACTGGCACCACGACGCTGATCGCAGCGCCTGCGGGTACGCTGGCTACCGGCACGATCACGATGCCGGGTTCGCCTGCTGACGGCATGGTGATCACTATCACCACGACGCAAGAGATCACGGCGCTCACGATTAACGGCAACACGGGTCAGAGCATCGGCGGCACACAAGTTGCCCAGATGCCTGCCAACAGCGCCATGAGCTTCGTGTACCGCCAATCGAACACAACTTGGTACCGCACCAGCGCCCCGGCGCTGGGCAACGTGGGCACTGCGCCCGTGTATGCTGCTCGCGCATGGGTCAACTTCAACGGTACTGGTACCGTCGCCATCCGAGCCTCGGGTAACGTCAGTTCGATCACTGACAACGGGACTGGCGACTATACCGTCAATTTCACAACTGCGATGCCGGATGCGAACTACTCGGTAACAGCGCAATGCGACCGCGTATATGCAACAGAAAACGGAACATCATTCAACATTAACTCAACAACGGCTCCGTCTACTACTGCGGTTCGCATGACCTCTTGGCGAGTCACTGCTGGTAATGTAGACGTTCCATACGCTTGTGTAGCAATCTTCCGTTAATCAGGAGCCAAGAATATGCCAATCACGATAGACGGAAACGGCACCATCACTGGCGCATCGACGCTGGCGACCACGGTTGCCAGCCCCACATTCACCACGCCCAACATCAACTCGGCGCAGTTCGCCACTGTCTCCGGCACCGCCCCCATCTACCCCTGCCGTGCATGGGTGAACTTCAACGGAACTGGTACTGTGGCGATTCGTGCGAGTGGGAATGTGTCCAGTATCACGGATAACGGCACAGGCGATTACACGGTGAACTTTACGACTGCAATGCCGGATGCGAATTATTCAACCGTAGCTTCTTGCGGAAGAAATGGTACTGGTTCTGGTGGATATTTAGCACTTCCTGCTGATAGTGTTGCACAGACAGCAAGTGCAGTTCGTCTATACACTATAAATAATGTAGGGGGTACATTGGACACACCTATCGTTTTTGTAGCCATCTTCCGCTAAAAGGAGAAAACAATGAATCAACGAATCATTTACCCAACTGACGAAGGTGGCGTGGCCGTCATCGTTCCCGCTGCCGAGTGCGGCCTGAGCATCGAGGAAATCGCTGCCAAGGACGTTCCTGCTGGCAAGCCTTACAAGATCGTGGATGTATCCGACATCCCCGAAGATCGCACCTTCCGTGGTGCATGGGAGTACGCAGCATGATCACCATCAACATCGACAAGGCCAAGGCCATCGTTCACGACAAGCGCCGTGCTGCTCGTTCAGCCGAGTTCGCGCCTCTGGACATCAAGGCCACCATCCCCTCTGAAGCCGCTGCTGCTGAAGCTGCGCGTCAGGCCATCCGCGAGAAGTATGCCGCCATCCAGTCGGACATCGACTCTGCCCCCGGTGTACCCGAACTCAAACTGATCGCTGACTCGTTGGTGTGACATGAATACTCCAGAAATCGACCCGGTGAAGTACGGTGTTCTTTGGGAGCGCGTACAAGCAATGGACAAGAAAATTGACAAGATGGAAAACCAAATTGACCAACTTCTCGAACTTGCCAACAAGTCCAAAGGCGGTTTCTGGATGGGTATGACCATCGCATCAGGTGTCGGTGGGGTCATCGGCTGGATCACGAGCCACTGGAAGGCTTGATCATGTACACCCTTGGTGTCCGATCCAAAGCGAGACTCAAGGGCGTTCACCCCGATCTGGTCAAGGTGGTTGAAAGAGCAATCAGCCTGACCACGGTGGACTTCACCGTACTCGAAGGTGTCCGTGACCCCGTGCGCCAGAAGAAGCTGGTGGAGGCTGGAGCCAGTCAAACCATGAACTCGCGCCACATCCCCGGAGCCGATGGGTTCGCCAAAGCAGTGGACCTCGGGGCTTGGGTGGATGATCAAGTCGATTGGTCGTGGCCCCTGTATGCCAAGATCAACGCTGCCATGCAGGAAGCGGCCAAGCAGGTCGATGTGCCAATCGAATGGGGTGGCGCATGGAGAACTTTCAAAGATGGGCCACACTTCCAACTACCTCGTAAGGAGTATCCATGATGGACCCGTTGACCATACTCGCAGCCCTTGGACCGTTGGCCGTTGACTTAGGGAAATCCCTGATCGGTCGGTTCATCCAGACCGACACCTACAAGCCGGTGAACGTGGACGAGTATGTCAAGATGCGCCAGCTTGATCTGGACATGTTCAAGGCGATGAATGACGCAGGGGGTACCAACCCCTCGTACCCGTGGGTTGAGGCTGCTGTGCGCCTCATGCGCCCCTCGGTGGCCGTGATTGTGCTGGGCACATGGGCCACCCTCAAGCTGAACAACATGGACAGCGCCTCGGTGGACAACTTCGCCGCTGCCGTGGGCTTCTACCTGTTCGGCGATCGTACTCTGTTCTACGCCCGCAAGACAAAGTAAATCAGTGGCATCCAGATCAGCCAACCCAGAAGTGCCAACAGCATCCACTTCGCCAGTGACCTGAGTTGCCGGTTGAGGTAGGGCACAAACGGCGGCTCGGGATACTTGGGGTATCGTTGACCCACCTTGGCAACTCTCACGGGGCAGTTGCACCCTTGATGGCATTTCCCAAACTCGTCGCAGCAGTTCATGTCGGTACTCCTTCGAGTTTGGGCAGCACTGTCATGCGTTTGTTGGCGAACTGGGTGCGGGCAAACTCCAACGCCCGCTCCATGTCCTTGATCGTGATCACGTCCATCTGGGCGTCATGCAGTTCCATGAGATTCTGAAGCGCCTTGATCTGCTCGGCTGTGGGCACGAACCGCTTGGTTGTCACTGCCCGGTGCACAATGTTCAAGATCGCCTCGCGTCCGTTGATTGCCACGTCTTTGTACTCAGACCCAAACCCCAGTTGGTACAGGGCTTCGACGATGTTGGACATGGCGATCAGGGTGTCCATGTCGCCCTTGGTAGCTGATCCGCGCATCAGCGCCAGCATGGCCTGCGAGTTCTTGATCTTGAGGTCCAGCAGGTAGTCCTCGTGCTTGGTGACTGGCTTGAGACTCTCCATGACGTACCCCATCGTATCGAGGCGCACACCCTTGGGTCTGTACTTGCTGCGTTTTCTCACGATTGACCCCTTGCGCGGATTGCTGCGGCTTTACCCCTGACCCATGCGACGGTAGAACTCGGTTCTTGTTCTCGCTCCATCTCGTCTGCCATTTCATCGACCACTCGCGCACATGCTTCATGGTCACATCGAATATCGTTGCCCGATGCAATCACCAAACGACACTCGGTGCACACAATGTCTTGGTATGCGGCGTAGGTCTTTGCGCAACGCTCATCCGTCACTTCAACGGGCTGAACCTTGTCACAGCAGTCGCACCAGAGTTTCATGATTGCTCCTGAGTTGCATTGTGCAAATAAGTCGTAAGACGTTTGATCTTCGACTCGTAATAATTGCACATAGATATTGCGTACTCACGGCTGCTCTGGGCTTCAAGTAGCCTGCGCTTGGACTCCTCCAGTTCCCGCAGAGCAATTTGCTCCGCACTGGGCATTGTGTACGCTGTCTTGAACCATTGCACAAATTCATTCCACATTACAGTTACTCCTTCAGCAGTTAATGTGACACAAGTGTATCACACTTCTTTGACAAATACACCCTCTTTTGTAAGGTACCCTTTGCGGTCTTTGATCTCGGCATAGGCACCCTTGAGGCATGACACCAGATCGAGGTCGAGCACCGCGCACACCATGATCAGCGTGACCACGATGTCACCGATGGCGTCCTTGGTTTCGTCAAGGTTCTTTTTGTTGATGGCGGCAAGCAACTCGGTGGTTTCTTCGAGTGTCTTGATGGCCTGCGACATCGCGGTGGCGTTCTGCACGATGCCACGGGCCTCGCCCCACTGCACCACTTTCATTTCGACTTCTGCGTAACTCATGTTCATACTCCTTTGGATTGACGATACTGTTTGACTGCGTTGCGCAGCCCTGCTTGGGTTGTGGCCTTCTCGTCGAGGGCCAGTGCTTGCGCTTGATCCAGCGTGTTTTGCATCAGGATGCGGTGGCACATGACCGGGGCACCCTGACCCTGACGCCGGACACGGGCGTTGAACTGCTCGTACAGATCAAGCGACCAGTTGAGGCCATACCACACGAGGATGTGGCCGTTCTTCTGAAGACCGTCGATGCCATGACCCATCGACGCCGGGTGGCCGATCATCAGTTGGCAATCGCCAGTCTTCCAGCGGTGCATCGCGTTGGTCAAAGACGCCTCGCTCTTGCACTCGGTCAAGTTGATCGGGCGCAGCGCCTTGAACCGGGTCATGATGCGCTCGGCGTCACTGCGGTACGCATAGGCGCACAGCACTGGCGACCCTTGCGCCTCGTCGAGGATGTCCTCCAGCGCGTCCAGCTTCATGTCATGCACCGGTTCCCACAGCGGCATCCCGGCAATCGGGTACATGGCACCGTTGGAGAACTGGAGACACTTGTTGGTCAGGGCTGCTTGGTTGAACGCTTCAACCTCCTTGCCACTGTCGAGTACGAGGAAGAACTCCTTCTCCAGCCGGTCGTACTTGGCGCGCAGATCATCAGGCATCTCGATCTCCACGTTGTTCACGATCAAGTCAGGCAGCGGGTTGTAGTCCTCGGCGCTCATCTCCAGCGTGATGTCACCGATCAGCTTCTTGATGGTGTCCTCGGTGTCCTCATACGGCACCTCTTTGTACGGTCCCACTTTGCGGTAGAACCGGGTGCGGAACGCCGTCTTACTGGTACCCAGACGCTCACCCCGGTCTACGACGAGGAACTGACCATGTAGGTCTTTGTAACCGTTGCTGGCAGGGGTGCCGGTGAGTCCCGTAGTCCAGTCGAACTGGTCCGCGATCTTGCGAAACGCTTTGACCCGGTTAGTGCTGGAGTTCTTCATCTTGCTGATCTCGTCCCAGATGATTCCGTTGAACGGCATCGGGCGATCCTTTTTGACGAAGTAGGTCTGCAATGTCTCAGAAAGCCAGCCGAGGTTTTCGTAATTGATCATGTAGACATCGGCGGGGCGCAAGAGAGCGCGGGTGCGCTGATCCTTGGTGCCCGCTACCATGCTGAACCGCAGATGCTTGGTGTGTTCCCACTTCGCAGCCTCCTGCCGCCACACCAGCCGGATGACTCGGATCGGGGCCACGATGATCACGCCACGCAGGAAGCCGGTGTTGATCAGGTGAACAATCGAGGTAAGAGTGGTGACTGTCTTTCCCAATCCCATATCTGCCCAGATCATTGAATGTGGGCGAGTGCATTGAAAATTCACCAGTTTTTTCTGGTAGTCGTGCATTAACTCCGGTGTCAATAACTTCATTACGTTACCTTGTTCAAGTGTGCGAATTCGCCGTAGTGCTCGGTTGCTGCTGCGTTGTACGCGAGTGCTGCTTCCTCAATGGTGTCAAATCGACCGAGATGTCCATTCAGCTGCGCCCGCCATTTCCCAGTGGCTTTGCACAATGTCACACCCTTGTATTTGTGGACACGCGCTCTCGCGTTGCCAAGGTTCTGGGAATGATTGCAGGGACGCAAATTCTCGATCCTGTTGTCGTATCGTCTACGGTTGATGTGGTCTAACTCCGGAACAAAGTGCCCGTGGAAATACATCCACACGAGGTGATGCACCCGATACGTTTTTCCATCCACGACCGCAACTCGATACCCTTTCGGTTTGGTGGTTCCGATCTCTGTGAACATGGGTGATCCCTTCACAGCTTTTATTCGCAGCAGTCGGCCTGCGTCGTAGATAAACAGTTCGTGGAGTCGGGCTTGAGTGATCATGATATTTGCCAGAGTTGCACTCTAACCATGATACACGGGTTTTGCTCCCATCACCATCGTGTCCACCATCGCCATGCCCTCGTCTACGTTGTCGATGACGAACACCGACACCTTGTGCTGGCGCAGCCTGTGGTGCTCACGCTTCTGTGCTTCTGTGGGTTTTTGACCACTGCGTTTGAACTCGCAGAACCACATGCGCCCGTCAGGCCGGATGAACAAACGATCAGGAACCGCAGCACGAGCGGGGCTGGTGAACTTGTAGACCAGCACGTTCTTGGTCTTGGCGTACTCGCAGACCTTGGATTCAATTTGTTTCTCAAGCACCTCGGCACCCCGCATCGAGTTGGTGCTTGATGTCGTCATCACGTTCTTGCAGCACTTCAGCCAGCTTTTGCAAGTAGTGAGCACCCTTGCGAATCTCTTGTGCGTTCTCGTCCTTGGTGCCCATGCGCATGACGTACTTGAGCGCACCACCACGGTAGAACCCGATGCGCTGCTCGATGGGCCATGTGTCCACCACATCCCAAGGCTCAACGCCCATGTTCTTGTAGTGGTCACCACCGATTTGAATGTCTCTTGCTTTCATGCTAACCCCAGTGTGAGTTTTTCAATTTCACGGACGTAATAGTCGAAGTCCACCGGCAGCTTGCCAGCATCCTTGATGTCGTTGCATGGCTGGACACTCCAGCCACTCTCGACGCCGATCTTGCGCCATTCGATCTTACCCTTGAGAGGCGGCATCCACTTGAACAGACGACCGCCGCCAACGGCAATGTAGTAGCGCGTTGTATTTTGCAACTGGGAACCTTTACCGTCCCACTCGATAGCCAAGTAGCTGCTGCGGGGCACTTTGGTGCGCAACATGAAGTCCATGATGTCGGGCCAGTTCTCAACAGTCTGACGAATCGGCGCACCCTCGACCAGCACCTTCTCGGCTACTTTGGGGATGACCAGACCACCGGCATTCTGGTGCCAGCCGACCTTCCACTCGTAAGCCCCTTTGCGCTTGACAGTGGGGTCACCGGGTTTGACAAACGCTGGGTCGAACACACCGATGTAGTTGTTGACATCGCGGATCATCATGGCCTTGTAGACGGCTTCCTCAAGGTTCAGACCAGTGCGCTCCTGCCACGCCATGCGGGCCAGATCGACCAGCACCTTGTGAGTGCGCGGCACCCGCACGGTCAGACCGTCCGTGTTCACTTGGATCAGGCGCAGGCCCGGGATGTGCATCAGACCCTCGGCCAGCAAGCACAGCAGCAGTTGCCCGTTGAGCGTAATGCTCATGGTAAACAGCGGGTCGTAAAAGACAGAGAACTGGTTGTTGCTGTCGCCGTAGACGCCGTTGAGCGCCAGCTTCAGCATGGCCGATTCTGCGGACTTCTTGGGGTACGACTTGCGCTGCTCGAACAGGTACTTGTAGATGGCGACGAACTCTTTGCCGAGGTGGGCCGGGTGGAACCCATTCGTGATTGCCAAGTTCGGATAGTACGAAGTGACATCGAGGTCCACGATGATGTGTTCAGAATCTGACTCGATGATTTCCGATTCGACGGAGCCGTGGATGCCGCCAAGGCCGAAGACAAAAGTGAATCCATTGATGGTTGCGGTCAGGTCAGTGAAGACCCCTTTGGTTTCAGTGATTGACTGCTGCTTGAGCCAGCCCATGACACGGTTGAACTCAGGCTGCTCAAACTTGATCCACGGCAGGATGGCATCCTTGAGATGAATCACTGGACGCTTGGTCTGCCGGGGTGTGCGACCTTTGTCGCCGTAGTCGTAGCAGGCAACACCGGCTTCCTCCAGCTTCATGACGAAGTAGTCCTTGCCGATCTTGGTGTCATTGTGGTTAAGAAAATCTCGGGCGTACTTGCGCGTCAGTTCTTCACGGAACGCAATCATGTCCAGCGACTTGTGATAGAACGCCTTGGTCTGCGCCACATCGTGCTGGTTGTACTTCTTGAGCACCTCGACCTGCTCACGGGTCAGCGTGGTGCCCACCTTGAACGGCAAGTCCTCAATGTTGTCGGATCGCATGTTGAACTCCAGCACCTTGAGGCTAGTTGCCCGGGCCTTGTTGTCGAAGTGGTGAATCTTGAACAGGTCGATTTGAGTGACAAACTGGTCGGATGGCTTGACGAGGTGCATCCACTTGCTGCCATCTTCGTCCTGCGATCCAATGACCGCCATCGCCTTCTGGTACAGCGTGTTGGCGTCACTATGACCCATGCGGATCAGGGTGTGCAGGACTGGGTAATCGAACCCGAGGTTATTGAAGCCCACCATGCGGGCATCGGTTTGCTTGAGGTAAGTCAGGAACTCGATGATCTCGCGGGAGTCGTTGCGCCAGTCACTGATCTCAAACATCCAGCGCAGCGGGGCGTCGGCATGTTCAACCGCCAACGTGAAGACGTTGGGAAATGTTTCAATATCGAACACATAGTCGTTACTCATTACGGTTACTCGATGACGGGGGCCGAAGCCCCCGGGTTAATCACTGACCCGTCATAAAAGGCGGCAGGCCCATCGGCATGGTGGGAGCAACAGGTGCGGCAAAGCCGGGGACAGCAGGAGCAAAGCCCGGAGCCACAGCACCCGGTGCACCAGCCACAGCGCCGAACAGGTTCGATGCGTCCACGGCACCTTCGCCAAACGGTGTGTCATCGCCAGCGAACTGCACGGCAATCAGGTCGCAGCGGATGCCACGGCCATGTTTGTTTTCTTGCAGCCACGGCTTGACGGCAGCGTTGACTCGGCAACCACCATACATCTTGCGGGCGAGCTGCTGATACGCCATCGTGTTGGCCGGGTCGATGGGGGAGCCATCGGCTTGGATCATCTGCGGCTGCGAGTCGCGGCCAGCGGTGATGAACACATGACCAGCGTAGCCATCGTAGGGCTGGAAGGTCTTTTTGTTGACCTTCTCCTCACCACGACCGAAGCAGCGCAGCTTGCGGTCATTCTGGATCATGCCCATGACGGTCTGGGCGTGTTCTTTCCACTTCTCCAGTGCCATCGCACCGTACTTTTGCATGAACTGCTGGAAGCCAGCGTGATCGAGCGGCATGATGAACTCGCAGTTGTACGAGATGCGCTCTTTACCGGTCTGCTCGTTGACCTGCTTCTGGGGTTCGGCGAGGTGGGGAAAGGACAGACGGACGTTACTCAGAAAAATGATTTCAGACATTACGATTACTCCAGTTTAAGAAAGCCACGAGGGCAGGGATTCGGCAGCGGGTGCTGCTTCTACTGCACTGAACATCGGTGCAGCATTCGTGATGACAGCGGGACGGCTGTCAGATTCGGGGACCACGGTCAGCTTGCCAGCCAGCTTGGTGACGTACTCCTGATCCATCCGCTTAAGTTGGCGGTCGGTCAGGGACACCTTCGTGCCGTCACGCTTTTCCCACGTCAGCTTTTCAGCCTTGGCAGGGGTGACAAGTTTGGTTTCGTAGATCGCGGTTTTGGGGATGCCCATCTTGACCAGCTTCTCGGCCATCTCCTCCTCGGGTAGCGCCCAAGCACGAGAGCCACGACCGTGGACCAGTTTGAGGCCGGGGATGGGAGTACCAGCTTCGAGGCGGCGCAGGGCTTCCTTCTCGACGGCTTCGAGGAGTTGGCGCATCAGGGGAGCGGCTTCCATGATCTGACGAATCTGGGCATCGTCCATCTGGGCCGGGTCTTTGTCGGCAGATTGCTGCGCGACATCGAGTGTTTGGGTTACGACTGGTTGGAACATGATTCCTACCTCCTTCATTACGTTACCTGCCAGCGCGGCGCAAGAGCCTTTGGCGCGGCAGAACTTACATTGACTTTCGCCCGGGACAAGCGGTGCATCCGGTGCATCGGTTGCGGCAGCTTGCACGATGATTGTACCCATGTTGGTCAGCATGTCACGCACATCGCGGTCAGCCGAGGTGATCGGCTTCATGCCCTTCAGAGCCAGCTTGGGTTGGATGATGGTCATGCGGATCGTCTTGCACGGGTACTCGACGTTCACGGGCAGCTTGTAGCCTGCCAGCACCCCGTAGCCGTACTGCTCAAGCTGAAGGTTACCCTCGGCGCTCACCACACCCATGCCGTCCTTGTAGTCAATGATCTCGATCCAGTCAGGGCCGATGATCTGGCAGTCCACGGTGCCCGACAGATCGTCACGACCCAACAGGTGCTGGGGGTCAACGCGCTGCTCGGAGATCACCTTGAACATGCCGTTCATGGACCGCTCACGGATGTACTCGATGGCGACCTTGACCCGCGCTGCACGATCCGCATCGACCTTGAACTCACCCTCATGATCGGCAAAGGTTTCCCCCACCTGATCCATTGGGTCCGACAAGCCGTTCTTGATGCAGTGCTCCAGCAACGTGTGCGAGTGTGTCCCATCGGCAGCAGCGGGGCCGCTACCGGTGTCAGGGTATTTGGCCTCCTCTCGAATGCTGCCGGGGCACAAGGCCCAGCGGCTGCGCTTCGATGGGGACAGCTTGGCGTGATCGCTCACTTCAGCGCCTCAACACCAGCAAACAGAGCGCCATAGTGCTCGGGCTTGACATCGTTGATGTTCTGGTAACCCAGACCAGTCAGGACGCCTTGGATCATGGCACCCTTTTGAGGGCCGAGAGCCTTGTATGCTGTCATCACGTAGTCGATCAGACCTTTGCCGTCGGTAAACGGTGCACCAGAAGCCACCGGCGCAGCCGCAGGTGCGGGAGCCACGAATGCCGGAGGAGCGGGCATCACTGGGGCGGCGACCACGGGTGCAGGTGCTACCACAGGCGCAGCAACCGGGGCAGGTGCTGCCACAGGTGCGGATGCTTGTGCAACGGGTGCCGGGGCTGCTACATTGGCAGACTCCAGTTTTGCAGTGAGTGCCACGACAGCGTGGGTCAGGGCTTCAATCTTGGCTTCGAGGGACATAGAGTTTCTCCTTGGGATTACCGGTTACAGGTGGGTTGATGGTGACGCGATCTTCGATGAATGCGTCGATGAGTTCACGTAAGACCTCGCTCGGTGTCCCGAACTTTTTGGCCTTCGCGTGAAACTTGAGGCGCGTCTTGTCTGCCACTCGGACAGTCAGGTACGCAGATTTGTTGATGAAGGTCATGACGATGAAAATTTTCCGTGTCGATGTTGAAAGTGTAGCACACTCGTGGCACAATGCAACACATGAACACGAAATTTCTCTGAAAAGAAAAACCCCGAGGTCTTGCGAACCCCGGGGTAAATTTTCACTTGAAGGAGAGACTTCCATGAAAAAGCCACTGGCAACTGCGATCACCAGCGAGAAAAGTATATGACAGCAGCGCATACTGTGCAATCCCACCCGGCATCCGTTGACGCCTACATCCGGCATGGCTGGAGCCTTGTACCCATCCCAGCCAACACCAAGGGTCCGCGCACCCCCGGCTGGAACCTGCGCGAGAACGCCCTGAAATCCCAAGCCGATCTGCCCCCGGGCTACGGTATCGGGCTGGCCCATGCGTACAGCGGCACGATGGCTCTGGACATCGACAACTGGACTGTGACCACCACGCTGCTGTCCGATCATGGGATCGACCTGCAAGCCCTCTACGATGCACCCGACGCCGTGGTGATCAACTCGGGCAAGCCCGGGCATGGCAAGCTGCTGTACTCGATGCCCTTCGGCGCTGCGCTGCCGAGTAAAAAGATTCTGCACAACGGTATCACCGCTTATGAGTTGCGTTGCGCCACGGTCAGCGGCCTCACGGTGCAGGACGTGCTGCCACCCTCGATCCACCCCGAAACACGCCAACCCTACCACTGGGCAGGCAGCGGCCACTGGACCCGTCTGCCCATGATCCCCCAGCCCCTGCTGGACCTCTGGAGCGGGATGCTGGCGCAGGACAAAGAGCGCACCATCGCCACGGACGGCGCGGTTGACGCCTCGTGGGAGGAGATCAGGCAAGCCCTCGATGCGGTGCCCGCTGACTGCTCTCGTGACGAGTGGGTGTCCATCGGCATGGCGCTGCACTGGGCAGGCACCCAGACCGACCAGCTTGAGCAAGCGTTGCAACTGTGGAACGAGTGGTCGTCCACGGCCCAGTTCAAATACCCCGGTGAGCGGGAAATCCTGACACAGTGGGTCAGCTTTCGACCGGACAAGGCCACCGCTGTCAAGTTGGGGACACTGTTCCACATTGCCAAGCAGCACGGGTGGCAGCGCCCCCTGCCCGATGCGTCCGAGTTGTTCAGCAAGATCGACGTGCCGGTCATGGACCCGCTGGACGTGGTGGACGGCCTGCGCCCCAAGCCCCCCGACATGAACATGGACTTGTGGCCCGGCATCCTGCGCCAGCGGTCGCTTGAAATATCAGAAAGCGTGGGCTGCGACCCTTTGGTCCCTTTGTTCGCTGGGTTGGCCGCTGTCTGTGGGGTCGTTGACGCCCGCATCCGGCTCGAACTCATGCCGGGTTTCCGTGTGCCCCCAGTGCTGTGGCTCATGACTCTCGGTGACCCAGCGGACAAGAAGTCCCCCGGCTCCCGGCCCATGCTCTCTCCCCTGAAGAACATCGAAGCCGAGGACCGTCCCCGCTACGGTAAGGAACTGCTGGACTGGGAGGGTAAGGAAGCGGCCTACGCCAGCGCCAAGAAGGCGTTCCTTGAGTTCTCAGCCAGTCCCGAGGCTATGCTGGGCGCAGACCAAGCCCCACATGTGCCCGAGATGCCCCCGCAGCCCGTGCCGCTCAAGATCACGGTGTCCGACATCACAAGTCAGAAGTTGGTGCGCCAAGCGGCAGACCGTCCGCGGGGGCTGCTGTGCCACCTCGACGAGATGAACTCATGGGTGCGCAAGCTGACCGACAAGACCAGCGGCGAGGATCGGTCAGCGTGGGTTGTCAGCTACGAGTCAGAACAATACGAGATGGACCGGGTGGGCGCTGGCTCGATCTACTGCGAGAACTTGGCCGTCAGCATCTACGGCAACATCCAGCCGCAGGTGTTCCGGCAGAATCTGGCCTCCCTCG